ATCCGCAAATACGCCGCGGCGAATATCTCGCGTTCGAATTCGGACTGGGTCACCATTTCCGCCACGTCGAACTACGAGACGCAGACATCGATCACCGCACTTCGTGCCCGTGCCCGCCAGATGTGCCGCGACGACGCGTACGCTCAGAAGTTCCTGCGAATGGCCGAGTCGAACGTCATCGGCTCCCAGGGCATCCAGCTCGACCCGCGTGCGAAAAAGCCTCGCGGCAAGAATCAGGGCACGCTGCACAGGGAACTCAACGATCGTGTAAAGACGGCGTTCTGGGAATGGGGCTCTGATCCGAAGGCGTGCTCATCCAGCGGCAAGCTCGATCTCGTCGCCCAGCAAAAGCTTTTCATCCGCCAGTTCCTGCGAGACGGAGAGGTGCTTGTCATTAAGCGTCCTGTTGGCCCGTGGGGCATCGAGACGCTGTTCCTCGACCCGGCGTGGCTGGATGAGTATTTCACGACCATCAATCCGCGAACGGGCCGCCGCATCATCATGTCGGTCGAGGTCGACGAATACTATCGGCCTCAAGTTTATTGGCTCACACCGCCGGGAACGGACGTTCTGGGCGTCACGAGCCCTCAGGGCCGCGTGCCGGTCGCCGCCGAGCATGTCATTCACGCATTCCAGTGCATCGATGACGAATCGCAGACACGCGGCATCACGTACTTTCACGCAGGGCTTGTCATCGGCAAGAATCGCCATGAATACACCAAGGCCGTTGTCGTCCAGGCGAAGATGACCGCGATGATGGGCGGCGTGATCGTTCCGCCCGAGGGCGATGAGGCAATGGCCGAAAAATGGCTCGATCCCGTCACGGGCGAGGCGATCGTGCCCGAGGTCGATGTAACGCCCGGGTCGAACTGGCTGCTCCCGCCGGGGTACGATTACAAGGACCGTGACCCGAAACAGCCCACACAGAATCATGCGGAGTTTGAGAGGCAGCTCATCCATGAGATCGCGTCCGCTCTCGGCCTGAATTATTTCTCGCTCGCGGGCGACATGGACGCGGTCAATTACTCGTCGGCCCGTGTCGGCCTAGCCGAGGAACGCGAGGGGCTGTGGCGTGGCCTACAGGAGTTTGTCGCGACGCATTTCCTCAACGATCTTTTTGCGGCATGGCTGCCCGCGGCGGTCGCGAGCGGTAACCTCGAGCTTTCGCCCGAGGAGATTGATCTTGTTCGCCGCCCGTACTGGCGGCCGCGTGGCTGGGACTACGTCGATCCGCTGAAAGAGATCACGGCCGATGTCATGGGCCTCGAGAACGGCTTGCTCACATTTTCGGGCATCCTTGCCCGCCGCGGCCTCGACCTTCGCGATCACCTTGAGACCGTCAAGCAGGACCGCGAGATGTTCGACGAGCTTGGCGTACCATACCCGGAATTCTCGGCAAAGAAGCAGACCCAGCCGAAGGAAACTCCGCCAAGCGAGGAAGATACCGCTCCCAAGGACAAAAAACGCGAGCTTACCATCGGCCACGATGCCGAGTACGTCGACGACTTTGTAAGTTAGCCTACGGTTCTCCAGTCCGTAATGCCTAAAGCCCGTAAATCTTGTGGTTTACGGGCATTTTTACGCTATATCTGGTAGGTTTTTCCCCCCCTCGGACAATAACTCCCTCAAAAAAACTTTAGTCTCTTTCACGACGCCGACAATGGCGGTTCCCCCTTTATGCCCGACGGCAAGCCGACGAAGCTTACCAGCGAGAAGATCATCCGCAAGGCACTCGATGCCCGGCACCACGTTTCGTTTGTCGTGACGCGGGCCGAGGCCGTGGGCAGCGGCGATGACCGCACGGTGAACATCGTCTGTGCGACCGACGCTCCGATAACACATTTCCTTTGGAGCAAATGGGACTACGTTGACATCCAGCTTGCGATGAACACGCAGGCGATGCGGGCGAAACGCTTTGAGAGCGGTGCCGCGTTCCTGATGGATCACAACACCCGCGACCAGCGAGGCGTGATCGAGAGCTTCGAGATAAAGGACGGCCAGTTGCAGGCGACCGTCCGCATGTCGCGTTCCGAACGCGGCGAAGAGCTTTACCAGGACATCATCGACGGCATCCGACAGCAGATCTCGCTCGGCTTTATGATCCACAACCTCGTACTTGTCGAGGAGCGTGAGAATCAGCCCGATCTTTATCAGGCCCGTGACTGGGAGCCTTATGAGGCAAGCTCGGTCGCCGTTGCCGCCGACATCGACGCGAAGGTAATGCGGGCCATGGCAGCCCGTCGCGACGGAATGACAGAGTGCCCCGACTGCGAAATGCCGATCGACGAGTGCACCTGCGAGCCTGCCGATGACACAACTTCCGAAAAGACCCGCGGAAAGCGGGCAATTCCATCTACAAACGGAGAAAGACAAATGCCTAATGCCCCTAACCCAAAGCCGGTTACCGATCCGGTTGTAGAAGTGACGCGTAACGCCGCGGTGCAGACCGCCGAGGACGTGATCGCTCTTGCCCGCTGCTTCGGTGACGATGCCGTTGAGGTCGCCCGCGAGATGCTCGCGACGTCAAAGGACGCGACCGTCGACGACTTTCGAGTGAAGTACGACGAGCATCGCAGGGCCAAAAACCCGAAGATCCCCGTTGCCGCTCCCGGCAAACGCGGCGAAGAGAATCCTGAGTTCACGCCCGCCGGCGAGGTCCAGATCGACAAACGCACGAAAGAAGTGCTGGAATCGGCCGGCTTCGACCTGAGCGACAAGCAGCTCTCCGCGATCTCGACCCGCTCATACGGCCTTGCCTTCCGCGAGTACATCAAGAAGGGCATCGGCGGCATGGGAATGGATGCGGTGCGTGCCCTCTCCGAGGGAACGGACAGCGAGGGCGGATTCCTTGTCCCGGCAGAGTTTCTCGCAAAGATGGTCGAGCGTGCTCCCGCCACGACCTCGGTCGAGGCAGAGGTCACGACCCTGCAGACCGGCTCCGACAAGCTCACCATGCCGAAGAATGCGTATTCGGCATCGAGCCTCTATACGACCGGCGTTCGCGTGAACTGGGTCGATGAGAAAACGGGCCCCAACGCCGAAGAGGACGCGACGGATTTCGGTAACGTCACCATCCCGATCCACACGGCGATGATGTACCACGACGTGACGAAGAACATGATCGAGGACAGTCAGTTCGACATTCTCGGATGGCTGCAGAAGAAGTTCAACGAGACGGCCGATGTCGTCACCGAGAACATGATCATCAACGGCTCGGGCGTCGGCCAGCCCGCCGGCATCCTTGTCAACCCGAACGGTACTGACGAGCCCGCGACCGTGGTCTCAGGCTCCGCATCGACCGTGACGGCAGACGGCCTCTTCGATCTCGAATACGCCCTGCCCGGCCGCTACACGGCGAATGCGAAGTTCGTGTTCAACCGCCTCTCGACCGAGAAGGCGATCGCCAAGCTCAAGGATTCGTCCAACCGCTACCTGTTCTCGACCGGCGTCGATGCGGACGGCCTGGCCGTCAAGCGTCCGACCGAGCTGCTCGGCTACCCGTTCATCTCGAGCGATTTTATGCCGGACCTCGCGTCAAACGCCTACCCGATCATTTTCGGCGACCTGACGGGCTACTACCTCGTCCGCCGCATCGGGTTCTCGATCCAGGTGCTCAATGAGATCGTCGCGACCTCGAACAAGGTCCGCGTGCTCGGCCGCATGAGGATCGGCGGCCAGGTTGCCGAGGACTGGAAGCTCAAGATCCAGAAGTGCTCGACCTAGTTCACTAGAGAGTCATAACCGGGCCGTCTGACGGCGGCCCACGATGTTTTCAGAAAAGCTTACGAGGAAAAATCATGAATATTCATTCTCCATGCGAACAGGTCAAGACCGCTCTCGGCGTTGCGGCCGCGATCACTGCCGCGACGAACAACGGCACGGGCATCGACTGCCTTGGCTTTGAGAACGCAAAGGTCGTTCTGTACTCGGCCCCGTCGGGCTCGGGCACGACCTCGGACGTTAAGGTGCAGGACTCGGCGGATAACTCGACGTTTGCCGACGTCACATCGGCGGCCTTTACGCAGGTGACGACTGCGGGCGGTGCCAAGATCTACGTCGGTGAGATCAAGCTTGCCAAGCGTGCACGGTACATCCGCATCGTTCACACCGGTGCGGGTGGCTCGGCAGCCGGATTCGTCGTCGCGACCGTCGAGCTTTACAGCGCTCGCCGCAAGCCCGTCACTCAGACCAACGCGGCCGTATTCAGCGTCTAGTGAAAGCCGGCGACGAGGTACATATCAAGGCCGTGGTGCTGCGGGTCGAACCTGACCGCATCGACCTGCAGACACCGAGCGGCAAGCTGGTGCAGACCGTGGAGGGCGATATCGTCGCCGCGGCCAAAGAGATCAAGGGGCCGATAACACTCGCGGGCGGAGCGATCGAACACAATGTCAAAAAAGCAAGCAAAGGAAAACAAAGCTGAAGACAACGGCATCGGCGAAGTCCTTGACGAGCCGGTCGAGGTCATTGACGATCGCAACACTCGCCCTCGTGACTATGTTGAGGAGGCCGCCGCAGTTGAAGAAACTCCCGCCTTCGACGACAGCCCGGCTAACGATCTCGGCCATGTTCCCGATCCGCCTTTCCACGGGAAATACACGCTCCTCGTGGGTGTCGATTTCGTCAACGACAAGGGCAAGGACATTCGTATCGAGCCCGGCGTGATCAACGGCGGCGACCTGCCGCTCGCATTCGCCGAGGAGCTGCTCGCACAAGGCCGCCTGGTCAAGGCGTAAAGGATGATCGATGTCGATGCTGATCTGGCTATTGCGTTCTCGACGAATGATTTTGGCGAATCGGTGGTGTTCGCAACGACTCCGTCCCCGCTTACGGTCACGGCTATTTACAAAGCCGGCACTGAGTCGGTTTCGCAGTACGGCATGGAGGTTGAGGCTTATGGCAAATCACTTACGTGTCGAACGAGCGATATCGCCACGGTCCGCGACGGCATGAGCGTCACCGTTCGCGGTGACAGCCACACGGTCGAAAAGATAAAGGATATCGGCACCGGAGTCAGTGTCGTGTTTTTGAAAACTTAGGGAATGGCGAATTCACGGCAACAGTCGATAATCGCCGCGATCGTAACGAGGCTCTCTACGTTGCTAGTCGGATCGGGCGGCTATACGACCAGCCTCGGCACCGATGCAAACGGTGCGAGGTGCTGCCGCGATTCGCAGCCGAATTGGGCACAGGGCGACCTTCCGGCGATATCGGTATTTGAGATGCCAACGGAGGTCGAGGAGCATCCGCGGATGCGGCGAAACGTGATCCACACGATGCCGCTGCAGATCAAGATCTTTCTCGAGAGATCTACGACGGCCGCCAACGCCCGCACTGCCATCCAGGACGTGCTTAAGGCGATACAGTCGACGGGCAGCGATGCGAATGACTGGATATATGAACGGTTTCCCGAAACGATCGCCGGCAAATTGGTCGGCCTTGCGATGGAGGTCAACCCGAAACGGCACGGCATCGAGTACGCCGAGGGAACATTCGAGATCGCCGCGGCGATCGTCGAGATCGAGGTCAGATTCGTGACGCCGAAATGGGAATTATAAAGAGCTTATGAGAGTCAAATTATCCGAACCATGCGTGCTTGACGGGGCCCCTTACAAAAAAGACGACGTCGTCGAGGTCGCCGAGAACATCCAGCAGCTCAACGCGGGCTGGATGAAGCCGACGCACGAGGACCTCACGGATCCGGACGCTGCTCCGTCAGCCGAGGATCTTGCTGAGGACAATCGTGAGACCGCACCGGCAGTCGAGGCCGGTGCGAAGAAAAAGAAATAACGCCCTTTTAGCGAGGAGAAACAATGGCACAGTCAGATACAGATTATTTATACCTGCAGGGCGAGGTTTGGATCGGCGACCGGGCGGCGGATGGCAGCGTCGCGAGCTTCGTCAACATTCCGGAGGTCGACGAGCTGGCCCTTGCTTTCAACTCGACCAGCGTCACGCACACGTCCAAGCGTCAGTCGATGCGGGTCAAGGACCTCGATGTCGTCGTAGAGGACGGCGTCACCGGCACGCTCAAATTCTCCACGGCGACGCCCGACATGCTCAAGCAGGTGCTTTTCGGTGCCAAGGCCGCCGTCGGTGCGGGCACGCTGACATCGCTCTCGCTCGGCTCTGGCCTTTCGGTCGGGGATATAGTGAAGATACCGGGCGATTACCGCGACATCACGCTCACCTACATCAAGGACTCGGCCGGGTCTCCTGCCACGCTCGTCAACGGCACGGATTACACGATCGATCTCGCCGCCGGCATGGTCAAGATCCTGAATCTCGGGAGCTATACGCAGCCATTCAAGATCACCGGTACCGCCGGCGTCGGCACGGGCGTCGGGCTTCTCAACGAGCGAAAGGGCGAGAAATACCTTCGCTTTAAAGGCATCAACGTCGCCGACGGCGACAACAGCGTCACGATGGACCTTTACAAGATCCAGATCAAGCCGACAAAGGCCCTGTCGCTGCTCGGTGCGGGCAACGAGCCCACGGTCTTCGAGATCGAGTTCGAGTGTCTCAAGGACACGACGAAGAGCGCAACGGCGACCTTCGGCCAGATGGGCGATATCAAGATCCTGACATAGCGACCGATCAGGGAATTTTTCACTGTAACGCCAAGGGCGAGGCTGAAACGTCTCGCCCTTTTTTAGAACAACAAAAAACGGGGAATAAACAATGCCAAAGATAAGCGAAAAGACCGTGCTCGTCCGCGAGACCACGGCTCCATGGGAATCGAACGACAGCAAGGGAAAGACCGTCATCGAGGACATCCCGGTCCGGTACTTTTGCCGCACGACCAAAGAGTTAAAGAAGATCCGCGAGGATGCGATGGCCAAGGCCAAGGCCGCAGGCGAGGACCCGGACTCGGTCGAGTTCCCGTGGCTCTCGACGCTTCTGGTAAACCAGATCGAATCATTGCCGACGGTCACCGATGAGGATGACAAGCCGATCGCGATCACCGTCGAGAATCTTGACCGAATCCCGGCCATAAATCTCCAGGCGATCTACAAGGCGATCGAGGATGACAACGTCCCAAAACCACGGCCGAGCAGATCCACCAATGGCTGAAGCTCGGCGCAAAAGGAATAAAGGCAAAGCCGTCAAAAGCGGCGGCACCGGCCGAGGGCGGGCTCGTCCTCGAGCTGGCGAGGGAATACGGGTGCTCGCCCGAGGACGTTGAACGGTGGGACCCGTACTGGTTTAACCGGGCGGCCATAAAGATGAAGGGTGAGTCCCTCTGGGAGGCCGAGCAGGCCCGCGAAAGGAAACGTAAACGCTGATGTTCGACTCGATCGGCCTACAAATAAAACACGGCGGCTTCTCGACCGAAAAGGTGATGAAGAGCCTTAAGTTCGGCACGGCGATGGCACTGACCGCCACCGCGAAAGAGGCACAAGAGGCCGTCCAGGTCTCGCTTTTCGGCCATTTTACGCTTCGCGGCCGCTGGTGGGAGCAGGGCAATAAGTTCGGCATCAAGGTGCGGCCCGCAACGCCCGAGAAACTCGCGTCGAGCGTGCGGACCGAGGCCGGCTGGCTGCTCAAGCAGTTCGAGGGCGGCGACGTGTTCCCGTACAAACATTTCCTCGCGATCCCCACAGAGAACGTCCGGCCCAAGGGCTCGACAAAGATCATCCGCGGGCCGCTAAAGCCTGCGAATCTCAAGAACTCGTTCGTCATCAAGTCCAAAAAGTCGGGCGCGAGCCTTTTGATGCAGCGGGTCGCCCGCGGGCGGAACAAGGGCGTGCGGGTGATGTACATCCTCGTCCCGCGGATCCACGTAAAGCCGGTCGACGCTTTTTACGACCCTATCGAACAAACAGCAAAACGCCGCCTGCACCCGAACATGCAGCGGTACATGCAGCAGGCACTCGACACCATCAGATAGATGCCCAAGATTGCCACATTAGAGACAGAGATCACCGTCGACAACCGCAAGGCCAAGGCGTCGCTGATCGATTTTGAGGCGGCCGCCAAGCGGCTGGGCGGGTCAAGCTCGCTCGGCAATATCCTTGGCGACGCTAACTCGAAATTCGGCTCTCTCGAGGCCTCGGTGGGCACAGCAAAGTCGGCACTCGGGTCTATCCCGATCCCCGCGGCGGCCGCGGCCGCTGCAGTCGCTGGTATCGGCGTTGCGGCCGTCGGTGCCGGCAAGGAACTATTCAATCTAGCAAAAGAAGGCTCCGACCTCGGCCGAACATTCGCGTCGTTCGAGGCGAAGACGGGCCTTTCGGCCCAGGCGGTCTCGACGCTCTCGATGGCCGCCAACGAGTCGGGCAAGGAGCTCTCGGACCTGCAGCGTCCGCTCGTCGCCTTCAACGAGCTGCTTTACAAGGCACAGCACGGCTCTGAGAACGCGGCGGCGGCCCTGCACAAAATGGGCGTGACTGATCTAAAGACGCTCGACGGGGCACTCGATCAGGTGTCGAAGGCTTTCAACGATTCCGCTGCCGGCCAGGACAAGCTTCATGCCGCAGTCGAGATCTTCGGCAAGAAGGGCGGGCCGGACTTCATTTCGGTGATGTCCAAGATGAAGGGCGGCTTCAAAGAGGCACAACGCGAGGCCGAGCGTCTCGGCGTCACGCTCAGCGAGGACGATCTGCGTGCCGCGAAAGAATTCGGCCAGGCTTACGACGTCGTCAGCGAACAGATCAAGGTCGGCGTTGCAAAATTCGCCCTGCAGTACGCTCCCGCGATAACCGGTGCGATCAGAGATATCAGTCAGTGGGTCGCCTCAAATAAGGACGAGTGGCTGCATTGGGGCTCGGCGATCGGCGGTGTCGTCGCCGGCGTCGTCGGCGGGCTTCGCGACATGATCAATTTCGTCGCCGAGCATAAGACGGCGTTTCGCGTACTGCTCGCGTTGACGACGATGGGCGGCTCAGAGGCCTTGGCCGCAAGCCTTGACAGCATATCCACGGCCGGGGCGTCTCGAATGGGCACGTCGTCCAGCACGCTGCAGACGGGCGGCAGCGTCTTCGGCACGAGCCCGGTGGATAAATTCCTCGATTCGATGGACGGCGACAAGGGCGGCGGTAAAGGCGGACGCTCGGGCGGCGGTGCCGGTAAGTCGGCAAAGTCGAACCTTCCGGCGTTCGGCTCCATGACGCATCTCGTGCTTACCACGGGCAATGCCCAGTGGGATGCGTGGTTCGCCGAAATGGGTGCGAAATGGCACGTCGATCCCAACGTCCTGCTGCTGCAGGCCGGGACCGAGAGCACGTATCAAAGCGGTGCCGTCTCGCCGAAAGGTGCCCACGGGTTTTCGCAATTCATGCCGGGAACGGCCGATCGCTTTCACGTCGATACATCGAGCGTCAAGGACTCGATCCGCGGCCAGGCCCAGTACATGGCCCAGCTGCTGTCGATGTTCGGCGGCGATTATTCAAAGGCACTCGCCGGTTACAACGCGGGCGAGGGCAACATTCAAAAATACGGCGGCATTCCGCCGTTCGCCGAAACGCGAAAGTACGTCTCCGCGATCAAGAGCAAATATGCCGCACGCGTCGGGAAAGGTGCGGGCGAATACGGCACTTACGATCCCAGCAGTCAGGAAGATGAGCTCAAGAAAGAGAATGACGCCCGCATCGCATCCATCGACAAATTCCTTGCCGAATGGATGGCCCACGAAAAGGCCGCGATGCAGGACCGCCTCGAGCTTCGCCAGGGCGAGGCCAACCTTGCCGAAGAGATCCTAAAGAAGCAGCTTGCCCAGGGCACTATCGACGAACGCGAGTATAACGACCGCATCGGCCAGCTCAAGATCGACATGCTCCAGGATGAGCGTGACGAGCTTGCCAAGCAGGAAGGCACGGCTGAGCGGAATCACAAACTCGCCCTTCTCGACCTGCAGATCGCGACGGCTCGCGAGGCAAAAGAAGCGGCCATCGCCGAGGACATTGCGAAGCAGAACAAGGAATACGCCGAGATGGTCGGCGGCCTGCAGAAGAAGAATCAGCGGCCCGGGACGCTCCAACAGCGTCAGGCGAAGCCCGACTGGAAAGGTTCGGTCATGGGTGGCCTCGGCATCGGCCTGCCGGAGCTGAAAGACGCGACCGGGCAGATCAAGTCGCAGGCCGACGTCATCAAGAGCGTCTACGGGGACATCGCCGATTTCGCCGGCGGTGCGATCGGGTCGATGGTCGGCGGTCTCGCGGATCTCGCGGTGCAGTGGATAATCACCGGCCAGGCGTCAGGCAAGGCCGCGATGGCCATGCTCGCATCCTCCGCGTTCCACATCGCGACCGAATCTCTATTCAAGGGAATTTTTGAGTTGGCCGAGGCAGCGGCCGCGGCTGCAAGGTACGACTTCTATGCTGCAGCGGCCCACAAGGTCGCATCCGGTATCTATTTCAAAGTTGCCGCCGTAGCAGGAGCCGCAGGTGTCGGCTTCGCGTTAGCCGGCCGGGCCATGGGCGGCGGCAAAGGCGGGACATCGTCGGGTTCTGCGAGCGGAGGCTCGGCGTCTGCTGCCTCTTCAAAGCCCGCGGATCCGGTCACGTACTCGCGAGCGAGCGATCACGCCTATTACTCAGGCCGGGATGCGGCGATCAGCCGCCTGGCGGACGCGGTCGAGAAACAGAATGACATGCTCGACTCGATGAGGCCCGGTGACGTGCTGACCCGCGGGATCAAGGAGAAGCCGGGCGTGATCGGGGTGACGGCCGTTTCCGACATCAAGCGAAACTCGGGGATCGGCCGCGATCTTGGGCGGACGATGGGGTTTTAAGTAAACATGGCGATCGTCGAATTGGACCTTAGCGGATTAGAGATCGAGAGCTACTCATGGCAGGGCGACCGGCTGCGGGTGAAATACGGCGGCGGCTACGGCGACGCGGCCGTCGTCGGGCCTGCTCACGGCCTTTGGGGATGGACGGTCGTCTCCGACTGCCTGCCCGACGCCGCGGGCTACAACAATCTCGTCGGCGGCCTGCCGCGAATGCAGTATTACCAACAGTTCATTCGCGATCACATCACCGGCGACACCGAGATCTTCATCATCGATTTTCGCGGCAAGAAATTCCACGCGTCCTTTGTCGAGAATTCGATCACCGGTGCGATGCACTCATACGACGTGTTCGGGATGGAGGGCGTGCAGATCGAGATGCGGCGGATACCTGGAGCGAGCTACAACTCGGACGGCAGCATCGGGACGAGCGGCTTAACGTTGGGCGGCACCGCGATCACATTGAATGGCGACACATTAACTCTGACGTAGGTAACGGAAATGGCAACAGAACTCAATTCACTTTCGGCGATCACTTCATCGGGCATCGACCCGACAGCGGACTACGTTGAGCCCATCTGGGACGCCTCGGCGAGTGCGGGCAAGCGGATGCTGATGCGGTACTTCCGCGAGGTCTACCTCTGCATAGCCGCCTCGGACGAATCGACGGCGATCACGACCGGCACTGCAAAGGTGACGTTCCGAATGCCGTACGCGATGGCCCTGACAGCCGTCAGGGCCAACGTGAACACCGCACCCACCGGCTCCACGATCATCATCAACATCAAGGAATCGGGCACGACGATCTTCTCGACCAAGCTTTCCATCGACGCCAGTGCCAAGACGTCCACGACCGCCTCGTCGCAGGCCGTCCTTTCGGATACGGCTTTAGCCGACGATGCGGAAATGACCATCGACTTCGATCAGGTAGGAGCCTCGGTCGCGGGCAAGGGCGTCAAGGTATGGCTCATCGGCTATCGGGCCTAAAGGAGAATTTTATGTATTTGATCATCAATAACCAGACCCGCGAGGTTATCCGCACGTCCGAGACGCCTTTCAACGTCGATGAGAGCGTACAGCCACCCGAGGACCATGTAACGCAGCTCAAAGAGGTCTGGGACGACACGAAGCCTGACTTCGACGCCGACACCGAGAAGCTGGTGACCCGGTTCACCGATGACGACGCGGCGGGGACGAGGATGTATTCAAACATTGTCGAAAAGCTGACGGCCGACGAGATCGCGGCCAGGGCCGCGTTTGCAAAACGCGTCGCCGCCCAACAGAGCATCCAGGCGACCCTTGCCGACATGAGGGCAGGCACGGGCACGTCCGCCCAGAGGCTCGCCCGTTTGGAAAAGGCGGTCGCACATCTTTTTGGGGAATAGAAAATGAGCATTCTGATCAACCCGTTCATGTTCGCGGCGGCTGGCGGCGGCGGCCCGGGCATCGCTCTTGTTGCCCACACCGGTGCCGGCAGCGGCAACGGCAACGACGTAACCACCAGTGGGATAGACACCACCGGCGGCGGGAGTCTGATCGTCGAAGCTTGGGCGAAGCTCCTGGCGGGCTCCGGCTCGAACGGCGACAACCAAGGCAATACGTATTCGAACGTAGCTTCTTTTGTAGGCAACAGCCCCGGCGCCCAGATGGCCTACAAAAAGGGCGGAACGGTCGGAAGCGGACATACCTTTAATTTCAGCGGCGGATCGGGCGGTTATCCCGCTATCTGCGGGGCCGCCTTCTCCGGGGCGAAAACCACAGGCGGTGCGGATGACCACAACGAACACACCCAGGCCAGTGGCACGACCATTCAAGCAGGGTCTGTTACGCCGTTAGTGGACGGGTCTGTTGTCATTATTTTCGTCGGCACGAGCGGAACCGCGGTGGCGAATAGCATTGACTCCGGCTTCACGCTTCTGGACAGCATAGCCGGTGACAACACGTACAAATTCGGCGGCCACATGTTCTACAAGATCCTCGGATCGGGCACTGCAGGGGTCGCCGTCAATCCAACCATAACCTTAAGTGCTTCGTGCGAAGCCACGGCCGTTGCGGCGGTATTCCCGCCAGCGTAAAATGCCGGAATTCGATTCAGCGACAAGGACCAAGATCGCCTCGCTTCGGGCCCTGCGTGCCGCCGGCACGATGATCGAGGTGCACGAGCTTGTTAAGATCGCGTGGACCGGCAACTCGTCGGACGACATCTATTATTCCGTTCAGCAAACGGATGAGGTCGCAAGCGTGGCTCCGCCCGTTTCGCCGATCGAGGTGCGTCTCGTGCCGGGCGGCTCACCGAACTGGTTCCTTCCGATAGACGTCGGTGGCACCATCGGCGACGAAGAGGTCGATCTCACCTTTGGCGATCTCGACGGCACGATCGCCCAAAAGATACTCGACAACGGTGAGGGGCAAAAGACCACGCTTTATCTCTGGTTTCCGCAGGTCTCGCTTCTGTTGCCTCAGTGGTACGGGCACCTGCAGCCGCAGGATGACGGCGAGCCCGATACGATAAAGGTCAAGGTCGCCCAGGGATTCCGCTCGAGCGAGATGAATGTTCCGTCGCGGGCTCATTACACGCAGTGCCAGGCGATTTTCGGTGGCCTGTTGCCCGATCAGCCGACCATCGACGCTCTCAAAGGCTGCCCGTACAACAAACATATCGGCGGCAGCGTCGGCAATTATCGGACGGGTACGACGCCCTGGACGTTCTGCGATCGCAAGGACCTGAATTCATGCACGGCCCGCGGCATCGATCCGCTTTACCATCTCTCGCATCTCTCGGCCGTAGCCACGGTCGTCAATCCGCAGCACAAGGGGCACGACATTATCGTCACCTCGACGAGCAATGAGACGAATCTTAAAGACCCCGTCCGCGTCGTCATGGGCTACCGCAAGATCCGCGGACTGAACGTGCTGGCATGGCGGCGAAATATAAACAATAAAACGCCTGATCACGGCTGGTTCCATGTGCTCTTCGAGGTCAGCGAGGGGCCGAACGAATCATACACCGCCGTTAAGATCACGGTCGCGAATCAAACGCAGGACGCGAATCCGCAGCATTACCTCTATCGCCTCGGCACACCCGGGCAAAGTGTCGTTTCGGACCTTACGACGCATGGGTACTCGTCGACCGGCCTGATCCATTATGTTTTCGGGTGGATCAACCCCGAGAATCTCACAGGAGCCGACGCCTCGGCCGAGGCGATCGTCGGGGGCCTGAGCAATATTCGCGTCTATTCGGACGTGAACACTTACACCGGGCAAACCTCGCAGAACCGTGCGTGGCAGATCGCCCGCATCCTCACCGATAAACGCTGGGGCTACGGTCTCGATTACGACCGCCTTAATATTCAGAGCTTCATCGACGCTGCGGCCTGGTGCGAGGACCCTGTGACGTTCACCGACACCTTTGGCACGGCGTGGTCGCACGTTCGGGCGAGATCCGATGTCGAGCTTTCCGGCCGCAAGGTGCAGACGCAGGTCGAGGATATCTGCCGTGCCGGCCTGCTTTCGCGTCCCTTCCTTTTTGACGGCAAGTTCCATATCGTCCCGCTCAAGGCCCTCACTTCGGACGAGCTCGCGGCGTGCCCGGTCTTCACGGACGAGGGCGGCAACCCGAATATCGTCTGGGAAGGAGACAAGGGCAAAGAAAAGACGACGCTGCGGATCGGGCCCGCGAAATTCGGCGGCGAGCTGATCAACCGCATCGAATCGACCTTTGACGACCAGGCGAATGATTATCTTGAGACCCCGGCACCGACGGTCGAGGATATCGACGCTCAGCTCGCCGCCGGCCGCGTATTCGGCGACAGCTCGAGAAAAGTAAATTCCAAGAAATATTCCCTCATGGGCGTCACCTACCAGCCGCAGGCCGTCAAGGTGAACTGGGCCCTGCTGGACCGCGGTGAGTTCGACGAGGGCGGGCTCCAGAATAACTGCAAGGCGAAATTCAAGATCTGGTTTGCCGATGCTCTCGACCTGCACCCGTACAAGGTGATCAAGCTTGTCTCGACGCGTGCCGAGCGTTACGGGTTTCAGTATTTCAGGATCATCGGCGGCGGCCTTAAACGCGAGGCCGATCTCACCTACACGGTTGAGGCGGTCGCGTATAACCAGACCTATATGAACGCTTTCGAGACCATTCAGGTGGCGCCGCCGCCATTCCAGGAATGCTCGATCAACTCGGACTGCGGCCCGGGCTTCCGCTGTGTCAATGGCATGTGCGTGCCTGTCGTCGCGGGCGGCGGCGGCGGCGGAGGCGGGACCGGCTACCGGCCGGGCTTCGAATATGTAAATTACGGTGACGGCGTGCTCAAGATCAAGCCGTACGCGAGGAACGCATAGCATTATGGCAAGTCATTACGCGGGATTCACAGTTCAGGTGCGGGATACGAATGGCGTCATAACGAACGTTGGTTCGGGCATCAGCGTCAAGGTTCGTGCGGACGGGGCAGGGTCAGACGCGGCCGAGAGCCCGCTTACCACGAACAGCTCCGGAGCGATCGCCGCCGGCACCCTGGCCGCGATCGCGGTGGGAACAAAAGTGCATTTTCGAGTGGAAAATTACGGCGGCCGTTCCGGCTCGGTGTCGCAGATAACCACGTCATGACCGCGACGATGCGTGATTTTATTCTGGAGGACCGGTTATCGGAGGCCGGCGTGCCGCGAAACCTCGTTCTAGACGGCACGGTGCCCGATTACATCCCGGACACGGTCACGCTTAGCTATTACTGGCGATGGCTCGACCAGCCCGACATGCATCCGCAATTCCTCGCTGACGGCATTCCGAACACCGAGACCCACGTGCCTTTTGAACTGCAGGGGCGGGCGATCATCATCTATCAGATCGGCCGCACGGACACGGGCGACCCGACAGACCGCGACTTTGCCGAGGCGGAGAAAATAGTCTTTGGCGTGCCGACGCAGCCGACGCTGGTGTCGGCCGTGTTCTCGTCGGGTCACGTCACGCTTACGATTGCGCCTAACAACGGCACGGGCACGATCCACGTCTATCGCCAGCTCGGCACCGACGATTACGTCGAGATCGGCACCGCCGCTTATAACGCCACGAGCTACACGGACACCCCGTCGCTAAACGGGACCTATAATTACAAACTGATCCAGGACGCACTGCCTGGCGAGAGCAATGTAAAAAGTGCGACCGTCACCGGTGGGAGCTCCCCCGCGGGCTCGCCGCCGACCGGACTCGGCGGATCTCACGACGGCGTCCATACGACATCGCTTACATGGACCAACCACGGCGGCACCGGGGTCAATTCTATCGAGCGAAAGACGAATGTCGGCGGCACGTGGGCAGAGATCGGTACCGTTTCAAGCGGAACTGCGAGCTACAGCGACGTGAACGCCTACGCCGGCCACTTTAACCGCACCTATTACTACCGCGTCCGCAACATGAGCGTCAGCGGTTACACCAACGAGCTGGATGTGTTCGTCCCTGCCGATCCGGGCGAGAATCCTTAA